TTAAGCCGCTTCCTCCGGCCACTTCAGTTCCGGCAGTTCCGCGAAGACCTCTTCCAGGCTCGGCATAGAGCGTTTGCCCGCTACCACGTCGTCAAGGATATCCCACGCCGCCCTGTACACTCGGCTCCGCATGGCCTTGCAGTACGTGCCTTCCAAATCGAACTGCGGGTCTTCATCCCCGGCATAGGACGCTGCCGAGGCCATGGAGTCGTATCCCCTGGTCTTGGCAAAGTGGTTCATGTAGCCGTCAATGGCGGCGGTGAATTGTTGCTTCAGGGCATCAAGTTCTTGTTCCGGCGTGACTTCCACCCATGCGGTGCCGTCATCCCGCCATTTGCCGGGTTCATCCGTGGGCGGCAAGCCAAGCATGGATACCTTGATGCCGGAAGGGGAAAGCCAGGAGCCGGGGATGTCGCCTTCAATTCCGGTGACAGTGCCTTGGTAAATGCCGCTGTTGTTTATTGCGATAAATTGCATATGTATTGCTCCTCAAAAAATTAGCGATTCGTGCAAGTGTATTGAATAATGGCAAAACAGCGGTCATAAGCGGATGTATTCATTGTAGACCGCCACACAAGACTACCTGCCCCATTCTCATATATATCTGACATGGAAGTAGCCGATGTTGCTAATGGAGTTGGGTGTATGGTTGTGATTGCTCTGAAAGTGGCTTCCAAATATATAATGTGGTCAATGCTAGAGATGCCATGTGGTACGCTTTTTGATGCCACGTTAGGGCCACTGCCTAAGTTTACCACCTTCCGATAAATCTTCTTCCCGTCAATCCAATACCCGCCAGTCCACTGCTCCGCAGTCGAAAAGCTGGCATTGCTTTCCACTTGGCCACCAAGTGCCGTAGTCTGCTGCACCAATTCCCCGATGTTCACTTCCCCGGCATCAGTGACGGTTCCATACATCTTGAGCAGAGGGTATTCGAGGGGGGCGGAGGCGTGGTAAATGAGCACGCCATGAGCCGGATGGTCTGTAGCCCTGGTATTAAAGCCACTAACTTTAAGAGTCTGGCCTTTTCTGACATACAGGGATGAGATTACATTCATACCAGTAGCTCCAGCCATTGAACTACTCACCCCCGTACTATCGGCTGTTATGCTTATATACCCGTTAATTTCTGTAGATACAGCTACCGCTACTACACAACAGTCATTTTGCATCAATTCAGTATATACAACTGTCGATCCCACTGCTGCCGGAATAGTGACTCTCTTAATCAGCCCCCCCACCCGCGTTGTCCCATACCAATGATGTAGAGGCACAAACGGCACCCGAAACGTCCCCGCGCCATCCCCGGTACTGAACTTGTCACAGAAGCCACGCGCGGCAACATCGGCTTGCCAGGCGCTTTCCGTCAAAACCTGCGGGCTGCCGTCCGTTGCCATCTGGGCCAGTTTCGCCCAGGCTTGGGGGAAGGCGGTGCGGGAAAGCGGGCCGTTGTCGATGTCGAGACGCAGGAAGCCTTCTTCGGATTGGTCCGAGGCGGAGAATATGCGGGTGAAGAGGGGCACGCCGCTACCGCCGACCGCATTGCCGTCCACCATCTCCACCCAGAAGTTCCCCTCGCGCTTGAGGCGCAGAAAGCTCGCGGGCGAAAGCGTTTTGCTTCTCCCGCCGTCAAGCGAGATGCCGTTCAAAGCCACCGGATTATGCACCACCGTAACTATACGGCCTTCATGCGCGGCAAACAGATACAGTTCCGCGCCGTCATGAATGCCGTCGGTCATGATTATTTTGAGGTCGTCGGCCGGGGCTCCGCCTTCGGTGTCCACCCGGCACGAGGCTTGCGTGGGTCGAAGCGTATCGTTCATGATGCCGAAGGTGGCCGTGGGGCGCGCGCCGGGCATCTGCATGGTGGCTTCCTGCCAGTTACGCATCATGGGCCGGGCCATGGACTGCAAAAATGTCGGGTCATTTTCCGGGAAAAGGAAGTCCGGATTGGGAAAATCTGCCATTGTCATACTCCTTTGGCCCCCTGGAGGATCACGTCGGCGACCCCCGCGGTAAGCATGTTTTGTGAAGTTTTGCATTGCACGAGCGGCCCTTCGGTAACGAAGCCGTCAGTGATAATGCCCCTGTCAAGCCACCCGGCGGAAAAGGCTTCCGGGTATTCTTGCGTGAACTGCATGGTCATGTTGACCACTTTTACCCATCTGAAATGTTTTTCCGGGACCGGAACGCGGATGCCGGATGCCGGAATGAACAGGCCGCTGACGGAAAGCTCCGCGTCTTCCACATCAAAGCCCCAGATGATTTCCGCGATATTGGCTTCACTGGTGGAGGCCGTTGTCACGCGCAGCAAGATAAGCTGTCCGGCCCGCACCGGGATGCTGTTGCGCATGGGCTGCCAGTCCGTCATTTGCCCTATGCCGTCCCAGCGCAGGTCCCCCCACATGGGCTCGTCACCCCAAGCCGGATAGGACGCGGCAAAAGCAAACTCCACTGAGGCGAGCTCCCCGTAAGGCATCACGATTTCAATTTTCAGATCGCACACGTCCGCTTCGGGCGGCACAACAAGCGAAGTCGTATAAACCATGCTGCGATACTCGCCGCCCCACATGGGCTCGTCACCCCACATGGGATAGCCCAGGAAAACGGCGTATCCCGCCCACATGGCGGCATCGCCCCACAGCGATTCATCCGCCCACATGGGAACGCTGTCCGTATGTTCAATATGCCCCCACATCGGACGGCCGGTTGAAGATATCAGGCCCATGCTTGGCAGGTAGGAACCCCCGGTCAGCGTGGGCCTGCCCGGCCATTTGCGCTCCGCCCCCTCGAGCACTTCCCAGACCACGTTGGCAACAGGAACATCGCCCAGATTGAAGGCTATGCTGATGGGTGTAGACGTAAGCCCCAAGTCGTCAATGCTGCGCACCCAGGCGCGGCGAGCCCAGCCGAACCAGGGGGCAATGTCGAATTCCATGTCAATGACAAAAGGCGAGGTGACTTGCAGCGCATAGCCGAACAGATCCTGCTCATCGAAGCCGATCCAGACCTCCCAGCCGCGCACGTCAATGGGAAAGTCCGCGGGCATTTCCCACCACAGACGGGTGCCGTCAAGCTGCAAAGAAACGGGCGGCGGCGGCGGCGTGGTGCGGCCTATGACGATGGTGGTGAATACCGCTGAATAGTTGGAGACAACGCCAAGATTTGACACCGCATGGAGCCTGACCTCGTATTCAACCAGTTCCTCCACACCTTCGGCAAACACAAAGCCTGTCTCAGGACTGACCGACCCGCCCTCTTTCCAGGCCGCGCCGGAATCCTTTTCCCTGAACTCAACCCGGACCTGGCTCACCACCACGTCTTTGCGTTCAACAAGGGAGAACGCAACCTGGATGCGCGGCACAAGAGTGCCGTCAGCCAGCCTGAGCAGAACATACTCGTCCGTCTCAATTCCGGTAATAACCGGCGCGGCGGGCCGGCCAAGCTGCCAGCGCGATTCCGTGCTGATATCGCTGTCCCAGGGCGGTATGGGTCCGGTAAGGGCCTGGTATATTTTGTCAGCGGAATAATCCTGGAAGATGATTTTCGCGCACAGATTGTCCAGGGTCTGGATATCGGTCACAATACCGTCGTGCGTTTCCCGTCCCGCCTCGCCGAAGTGGATAAGCCCGTCCGGAAGCGGCGCCTGCATGGCCGGGATGGCCACGGCCAGGCGCAGGGTATTGAATGTCCCGTCTTCCGCTTCAACGGAATACACCAGCGGTTGCCCGCCTGCCTGGAAGTATTTGAAGGCATAGGACTTGCCGGATTCCATGCTCACATGATCGTCAATGAACACAGCCTCGACCAGGCTGGTGTCGCGGATGCCGGAATCCTCAAGCATGTCCCGCAGTTCTTCCGCGTCCATGCTCTCAAGCCAGTCCGTCCATTCGGGCGTGGCCATGCCGGGCCGGATGTCATTCTTGCGGCTGTTGGCCAGGGCAAGCAAGGCGGCCTGGTTCATGTCCGCAAAGTCAAAGGCGGCATAGGCAAGGTCCAGAATCCGCGCCTGCCGGAGACCCCACATCGGCACGTCATGGGTTACGGATATCCGGTCGCCCTTTTGCACGCACAGATAGGAAAAATCCGTGCTGAGCTCATACACTTCAGGCCGCCATATGGAATCGGCCAGCCTGAGCCTGCCGTGCTTCCAGACAAGGCCGGGATTGGTTACGCCGTCCTGCTCGGCCTCAAGGATATGCACGGCGTTTCTGCCGTCGTACCCGTCAGCATACACCAGGCGCTCGTCTTCCTGATAATCGCGGGTTTCATTGAGAAAGCGGTAGCGCAAGGCATGGACCCGCTCTTTCACAAAGGCCTTGCTGGCCTTGAAGTTCCAGGAGTTGCGCGGGCCGTAGGGATAGGCAACCGGCTTGTCCGGCGCATCCCATACCACGCTGAACAGCCCGTCGCGCAAACTGAATGAAGCGCGGGCGGCCGAGAGTATGCCGTGCATGAGCTCACCGGCCATGACCTGTGAGGACTGGACGGCATTGTACCGCCAGCCGTGCGCTTCACACCACTGATAAAACCCCTGCCACGCGGCAACGTCCATCTCGGACATGGCAACGGGCTCGCCGATATTGGCCCCGGTCGCCAGCATGAGGCACAGCGATGCCGGGTTATTGCTCGGCTCCTGATACCACACGCCATTGCGCGGGACCGGGCAGTAGCTTTCGTACACGGCATTGAACTCGTCCACATGGCCGTTCAACTGATCCGTAGCCATAATCTCCAGTTCAACTATCGTGTACGGCGTTCCCTCATATTTCAGCACCGGCCCGGACCGGACGGACTTGAGCACGGGCCAGGTCGAATCATCCAGCCAGGTGTTTTCAGTATCATTGGGATTGGAATCAGCGCTGGTCCGGATGATTCTGAAGTCGTACTGGCCTTCAGGAACGCGGACGCTGTAGCCTCTGCGGATGGGACTTACCGTTTGTTCCGTGATGGTTATGTTGCCGAGATTCAACGACCCGGCGCTTACCTGGATGATATTGCCCGCAACGGCAATATTCCCGGAAAACTCGGGATTTTTTGACACGAAGTAATCATTACTATAGCTTACTGTATAGTCTCCCCACCAATCGCTGCCGCCATAGACAATGTTCTCCCGCAGCACATGCCTTACGCTTCCCACCCACCAGGAGCCCGCGCTCGATAAGGTCAGCGCTCCCGCGGGTGTGCTGTAAATATTGGTTGTCCGCTCGTTTGTCGGCGCGGCAAAATTGCCGCCGTTGGTCCAGGCGGTCCCGAAAACCCCGCGCCAGTTGTTTGCCCCGGCCTCACTGATCTCGGCCCGGAAAGTCACGCTATGCGCATGCCTCTTTCCGTTTTTTTCGATACGCACAAGACCGCGCATCAGGTGGATTTCCCACTGGATTTCCACGGTATTCTGAGACGTGGTGCGCGTATGCCAGCCGCTGGCCTGGGTAAGGGTTACGCCGAGATTCTCTTGAAACACGGCGGCCGGAAAAAACTCGAAGCCCTGCCCCTGCCATTTTTCATACACATTGGCCCGCACGCCGCGAAATTGAGAGATGGGCGTGTCGCCAATGCGCAGTTGCGACACCCTGTTATGCCCCATGACCCCGAAGAGATAGCGGGCATACTGGTCTTTTCCGCTCAGGTAGGTATAGGGCGCGGCAAAATGGCGCGGAGCGAAGCGCACCTTGCCGAGCGGCAAAGGAACGGCCTCGTATAACGCCGCCCGGTTGCGCACGCCGTCCAGGGACCAGGCTTTTTCCGGCTGTTCCTGGGCTGAAGCGCTGAGTTTCGGCTTGGCCATGGGCGCGATGGCGTTGACTAAAAGCATGCCGCCCATCATGACGGCTGCGCCAGCTATTGCCCCCCATGTAACCGCTGATGCTCCTGTTCCAAAAGCCACTGCGCTCAAGCCTGCCCATCCCATTGGATTCCAAATCATCAACGCAGAGATAACCACGACAACAACGGACAAAATCGTATTCAACGGATTCTTCCCGCCGCCACCGCCGCCCCTGGTCTTGGGAGCGGTCACCATGATTTTCATGCCGTGGCGGATGATAAAGCTGTCCCACTGCTTGCGCGGAACTTCATAAGGAGCGCTGCTGCCATCGTCAGACACAAAGATTGCGCACCCGCGCGGCATGCTCTTGTAGCCGGACTCCCGGAAGCATTTACGAACGGCCGCGAGCAGCGTTACGTCAGAGGCCAGATCCAGTTCAGCGCTTTCCGTGCGAAACTGGTCCGGCCGGAAATGCAGTTTTGGCGGATTGTTTGTCATGCCGCACCTCTCTGCATCAGCGTTTGATGCCTTCTGAATTCAAAAAACCGCTTGCCCCATGCCATATCCGTCATGCTGGTCAACCGGCTGAACTTCCCGGCTTCATCCACATGCAAAAAGGCGTTGCCATGCCCGGCCCAGATGCCCACATGGCACGGATACCGGCCGTGGTAAAAGCGCACCAGGTCAAAAGGAATTGCATCGTGAACAACGGCCCATTCTTTCTCCATCAAGCCCTCAATGCCGCGTCCGAGCTTTGCGTACCCCGGCATGGCCGCGAAATCGAGCTTCTCATATTCCGTGAAGTCCAACGCCCGCACACCGCACTCCTCACGCAACACAAGCAGCGCCAAGCCGCCGCAATCGCAGCCCGCAAAATCGCGCCCGCCCTCCTTGAAAGGAATGCCGATATATCTGTCCGTCCAGTTGTTACGTTGCATGGCCACTCACACTGTGTTTAAAAAGGCCGGGGAAAAGCGACGGCACAAACTTCTTCACCGGGACCGGAGAGTTAAGGAAGTGCTTGAAGCCCAGCGTTGCCGTAATGCTGGCCGCGTCATAATCCACACTCTCAAGCTGTAACTGCGGAATACTGCCCACAATCACGTCCGGGTCAGAGGCATACACCAGCACCACCTTCAGCGTCAGCCGGTCGTGAATATCGCGTATGCCCTGGATGATTTTCGGATGCACCCCCACGGTCAGCTTGGCCTGCGGCATCTTGCCGTCTTCCGGCGTGCCCGGCGGCGTGAACGAGAACGGCATGGCGATAAATTCTTTCCCCTGATGCCGGGTGATATAGATAGGATCGCCGCTGCCCTCGTCATATTCCTTGATCTCGGTCATGTCGGACGAGATGCGGATAGGCGCCACAAGGTCAGGATGGCTGATTTCCAAAAGGGCGACGATAACCTCTTCCGTCTCCGAGGCCAGCGTGATGCGCTTGAAATCGGAACTAAGCACGCTTTCTGTAGGCATGCGGCCACACCTCCACTTGGGTGGTTACAGCCCATAAATCGCCATAGTAGGGGGTAAGTTCCTGCCCGGTATCCTCTGACGCCGAGACGAAGCGCACCTTGATATACTGCGCCTGATTCATCGGATCCGGGAACCAGAAGGAAAAGCCCTCGGTAATTTCCATGAAATCCAGAAAAAGCCGGAACTGGTCCACTGTTTCCCCAGCGGCGTTTTTGAATTCCCGGCTCAAGGTGAACTGCCACGTCCTGCGGCCCATGTTCGCACTGGTACGCCGCCGCACCTTCGCGGGGCCGTATTCGGTTTTGAATATGACGGTATTGTTCGCGCTGGCGTATGTATTGTTCGCCAGAGCCGGACATTGCGGTAAATCAACAGGCCAGAATATTTCCATATCAGCGCCCCATAAGCGCGGGCCGTAGCCCGAAACGGTTGCCCATGACTCGATCCATGCTGCCGTCCGCCATGGCGTTGCGAATTTGCTGCTTGATCATCACTTCAAAGTTGACGCCGCCATTTGTCGATGGGGCCTGCCGGACGCTCACGTCAGCGGACTCGCCCATCTGATTAATGATGTTGACGTTCACCTGCGGGCTCTGCTGCCCGCCGAAACCAGCCGCATCAACGCCAAGCCTGCCGCCCGGACCTCGCCGCAAAGGCATGATGGCTTCCGGCCCTGCTTCGCCCATCAGACCGAGCCGGAAGGCTCCGCCCTTGGCAAAGGGAAAAATGGTCGGACTGCTGACGATGGAGTTGGAATAGGCGGAAAGCGCGGGGGAGGTGAAAACATTGCCATTGGCGCTTCTTGCCATTAAGTTACTTATAGCGCCAAAGGTCGTACCTTGATTAGAGGCGGACGATACAGGAGTAGCGAATAAACTGCTAATCGCATTGCCTGCCCATCCGACCAGGCCACCAAGCAAACCGCCACCGCCGCCTTTCTCGCTCCCGAAAAGCATCGCCTGCATCTGTACCCTCATGAACTGGGTGATAAGTTCGGCGGCGATCTGCTCGGCCATGCTCTTGATGCTTTTGCCAAAGTCGTCAAAGGCCTCTTTCGACTTTTTGGAGCCAATAACAATGCTGGAGAATATGTCGGTAAAAGCGTCCGAAACCTTGCCCAACTCGGTGGGAAGCGTTTTGTCATAAAACTCCGCTTCTTTTTTATCTGCTCCCTTGGCCAGACTGGTCAGGGGCTTTTCAAGAAACAGCTCAAGCCCGGATATGGGCGTGAACTTGTCGGCAATACTGCCGAGCGATTCGGCAAGCTTGCGCGCCTCATCGTTGTTCAGTCCCAGCAGCTTCAGGTTTTCGCGCAGGTTGTTTGCGAAGGCTTGTGTGGTTTGATTCTCGAAAGCCTTTTTTTGCTTCTCGGCGAACTCATCAAGACGCTCTCCCGCCAAGCCCAAGTCTTTGCCTAATGCGTAAAAATCCGTTTTAGCATCACCCAGTTTTTTGTCCCAGGACTCCGCCGCGTCCTTAGCCTGCTTAAGCGCTGCCTGAAGTTTACCAGCAGGGTTCGTACTTTGTGACGAGGCTTCGGACAAGCTCTTGCCGATTGAGGCGAATGTCTTCGCTATAGCTTCAAGCTCCGTCTTGAGCTTCGAATAATCAATTTCATTCATACGGCTTTCCTTTCGTTGCCTATCCGGGGATTATTTGTTCAGGCTATCGCGCCTTTCCTGATACCCGCTCATGGCCCTTACGATGTCACCGCTCATGCGGCGCTGTTCTTCCGGGCTGTTGCCGTAGCCGCCTTGCGGAGCATTTGCCGCATCCGCTCTGATCCTGAAAAAGGCCAGCCATTCCTGGTATTGCATGGCCGTCATGCTCTCCAGCATGGCGTCCACGTCCGGCCAACCGAGTTCCAGAGCGAGGGCGTGGGCGCCATACCGGGCCGTCACACCCTCGCTCGTTCTCAGTTTTTTTCGGCGCTGCCCGCCTCAGTCTCGTGCCTGCCCAGGCCGTTCAATTCCAGAATGGCGTCCAAAATAGCTTTCAGCGCCATGTGATCAACGGCCATGATCTCACTCTTTTCATCGTCCCGGAACAGCAACGCGCCATTCTCGTCGCACAGCGACCGAACCAGCAGGTTTGCCGGTTCAAAGACACTGGCGGCGCTGTCCGCCCCGGCAACGAGCATGCTTGCGGGCAAAGCGCGTATGCATACTGTTGAACCATCAGGCAGAGACACTTCCCTAATCACGGCCCGCTTTAAAAACCCGTCACGGTCAAGAGCTTTCATTCTTTCACCCATGCCATTCTCTCCTAACCGGGGAAATCGAACGTCACATCACCGGTAATACGGATGCTGAGGCTTGTGGTAATCACCTGCCCCATGCTGCCCTGCACCGGAAAGGACTGGACGCGGCCCTTGAAGCTCAGGGTGACCGGGCCGTTGTCATACCCGTCGTCGGGCAAAACAAGCTCGAACTCCAGTGCGTCCGTGCTGTCCATGTTGGCAAGCAGGATCCGCTGGGCCGAATCGCCGTAGCGGGTCTGCATGGTGCTGGTAAACGTACCCATGTCCTTGAGGTCCAGAGCGTATTCCTTGGCCGTGGAACCCAGGGTGGTGGTTTCAATTTCATTGCGGGAAGTCTGCGGGCCGTTGAAGTCGGTCAGGCCGCCCACGTCGAGCAGCGTTCCGCTTTCCGGGTCCTTGACCCGCAGTTTCGCGCCGTAAGAAAGAACGGCAGCACCGTCATTGTTAGCCATGATAATGTCCTCCTGATTGTTGAACGAGGTATTCCGTGCTCACGCAGGGCGCCTCTATTTTTTCGTCATCCAGATCCACTTCTTTCTGCACTACCGCCCTGATCGGCGCTGCCGTCATGACAGCGCGCACGGCAATGGCCAGTTCCTTGGCCTCTTCATAGGTCGGGGCCAGACTGTTCAGCGTGAGTGTCACAGTCTCCGAGCCGTAGCCTTGCAAGGTGTAATCCGGACTGCTGCCGGTACGCTGATAGGTAACAGCAGGCAGTGCCGACCCCTGTGGGGCCTTCACCGGGTACACCCGGTCCGCGGCCAGCGCCGCGATTTCCACTGAAGCGTTAAGCGCGGCAGCCACCGCTTGTTCTATGTAGACTGTCGCCATCTTCACTCCTCCCGTGTCATTTCTCATACCGAAGGGCTTCGCCCCCCGCGTGCCTGGAACGCATTGGTCTGCGTTTATTCGGACCTGCCCGCATCATGCCGCCGGTTGCCCGAGGTACACGCAGGCCAATGCTCCCCAGCGGGCCGGGGCAAAGCGGGGGCCGATGGGAACCTGCCTACCAGAATCAATGAAAATGTGATCATAATAACCGTAGTTCCCTTGGTCTATTGGAAGTGGAGCGGTCGTGGCGGCGCCGGTAAAGATGCCCACTGGAGCGTAACCTTGGTTAATACGCGTACTAGTACGAAAATTCCCGGTCATATTCCGCGCCCGGTCGCCATCCACATCTCCCACACCGAGAGAATCGAAGCCGGCAGCTTCGGCATACATGCCGCGCAGGTCAGGCAGGCGCAGCGTTCCCGCCACTAAATCCTGCACAAAGAAAGGGACGCCGCCGATGCCGCTCCAGCCGATTTTCGTTCCATCAGCGTTCGTGTGCCAGGTTGCCTGCGACATGGCTTGCCACTCAGCCTCTGTTTTGCGGAGCAGTTGCCCGTCGGCGCTTTGCAGGTATTCCCATGCTTGGGGATAGAGAGTGGCCGCATCCGCTATGACATCGCCCTTGCAAGGCTGGAAGCCGGGACGCGGGGTCGGGTGGCGGAAGTAGTAGAATTCGCAAAGCTCATAGCCGTAGGCAAGGCTTTCCAGCGCTTCCTGAATCATCTGCTGCACTTCTTCCCGGCCGACACCGCCGCCGGCGCACCCGTCCAGTTTCGATGAGTCCACCATCAGGTCAATTCCCCGGATAGGGAGGATGACAGTATTTTCGTGATCATGCTTCTTGCTCATAATTTCTCCTTTCGTCGCGCCAAGGTGAACCCTAGCGGTCAATGCAGGTGTACAAAATCGTTAGGTAAGAGACTGTGAAGACGGCGCTGGCGTTCGAATGCGTTACGATGTTTACCAGCATGTTTTGCGTATTGATAAAACAGTCGATGGCGTTGGGGGGCTGCTGCGGGTAGGGCAGTATTATGGCCATGGCCGGACTGATGGCTATTCCCCGGTAGTCAAGAATCTTGTCGAGACCGGGGATATTTAAGGGCACAGTCTTTGTGTCGTTGTTCGGCAGGGCTCCGCAATCAATGGTTTTCTGGTAGATTTTCTTCCCGTCGAGCCAGAGTTTGCCTGTCCATTGCTCTTCCGGGGAAAAGTCAATGCCTTCTCCCGCGCTGCCGCAGATGTCTGATAACGCCTCTTGATCAACGGCAATCCTCATCCCTCTGACCGGCACTTTCACAAGGGATTTTCCGCATTCGCATTCGTTTGTTTGGCTCATAGCACCTCCTTACCTGGTTGCGCCGGGGAAAAACCCCGATCGTTGTGAGGCTGGACAGGCAACAGCGCCGAACACCGCCTTTGTCGTTTTGCTGTTCCTTGCTCTTGTGGAGCGACAAAGCCTCGTCCTTGATGAAAACAGTATACAGCGGATGAAAACGGCTATGCGGGGAGTATTACGGGTTCATTCCGGGGTTTTTTTCCGGCCTGTACTGTGCGATGCCTTCCAACTCCTCCAGGCAGAAAAAGCCCGTATTGTGCTGAATCCAGCCTTTTACGCGACGGTTTAAGGACGGCAGGAGAGCCCTTTGCTGATCTTCCGGGAGAAAATCACATTGCCCGACGGTCTTGCCGGAACAAAAACGCTCCAGAATCAACCGTGCTTCAATCTCATCAAACTCAGCCAGACGGCACATTTCCCGGACACGGCTTTTGGGCACGCTTCTTCCGACAAAATGCAGAAAACAAAGCTTTGGCATTTGCAAGCCTCACGTTCGCCTGCTATCGTGCATCCCCCCAACAGGGGAACGCCAGGCGGTACTCGCGGACACTCGTTGAGAGCGTTGTCCGTGTTTGTCGTGGGGTCGGCCATAAGGCCGGTCCCGGCGGGGAATAGTTGGCGCTATTCCCCGCCACTGCCCATCTTTAAACCGCGGCCATTACCTGGCCTCCCCGCCATTTTCTGCTTGTTACGCTTTGCTGAGGCTTCGGTTTTCGCGCGCGCGCACTCTCTTACTTTGGGTTCTTTTGGATTCTTTCTTTGGGTTCTCTATTTAGATGCAAATGCACCATTTGAGGGGGGTCACCCGCACCGTTTGAGGGGGGTGGGGGGGCACCCAGTGCGGGGGGTACATGCTTGTAGGGGGTACAACCGTTGAGGGGGGGGGTGGCTCGTGTCACGTCACGCGGCACTGGAAACATTTTGCATGCCCCGACATTGCCACGCGGCAACAACAAAGTCAACAAAAAAAGATGTCGCGCGGCAACAAAACATATGCTACTGTCAACACATGAAAACGCTCAACCATGATGCCATATGGGATGCCATCATGAAGCGCACGCGAACGCTTCTGGCTGAAAAGGGCATGTCTCAAATCCGTCTTGCGGAACGCATGAAGGTGGATCGCGCCACCATGTCCAGATGGCTCAGAGGGGAAAGAAAAGCCTCGCAATCCACGGTGGAAACGCTTGTCGGCTACATGGAAGCCTTGGACATGGCTCCTGATGAATTTTTCGGAAGCAATGACGAGTCTTCCGACTACATGCAAATACCGTGGCTTGAAGCCACCGCCAGCATGGGAGGCGGGTCTCTTGAAGTCAGCAAGGAAGTCATTTCTCATCTGTCCTTTCGTACCGACTGGCTTCTCAGCAAGGGCTCACCAGCAAAAATGACCGTTATCAACGTCTCCGGCTCCAGCATGGACCCCACCATTGCGGACGGGTCCATAGTGCTCATTGATGAGTCCAAGGTGACAGACCTGGTTAACGGAAAAATTTATTTGGTCTGCTACGGCGGGGAAATTTTCCTCAAACGCCTTAAAGTGGACAGGGGCGGCAAGGCGCTTGCTCTGATTTCCGACAGCGACGGGTCGGAAAAAGAAATTGACCCCGAAGCCTACTTTACAATACTCGGCCGGGCCATCTGGGTGGGCAGGGAACTATGACTGTTTACCCGCCGCGCAGCCTGGGACGGCAGGGGTGTAAACACACGCGGATGGATTTGCCTTAGCATAAAAATTGACGCGCGACAACCATCGCTTTAACCTATATGTTGCCACGTGGAAATATTTACTTGTCAACTTCCCTCGGCTCAATAATCGCCGACATGGGCTTTGATGCCCGGCTCCTGAGAGCCGCCGCAAACCCATACGAACTTACCCTCCCCCTGAAACGCAAAACCCGCTTGGCCTTTTCGGAACCAAACGGACTCATGCGAAAGCTATTCTGGCGGACCGGAAATATATCCAGCGAAAATTTTTCACTTTTTTTCAGCTTTTTTCTTCGGACGTCCCGCCTTTTTCGGTTCCATGTCCGCTTCATCCGGAACAGCCCAATCTTTGGGCATCAGCGTATCCACTGCACTGACCAGTTCCCCGGCATCCATCCGCAAGGCACGCGCGATCATGATCACAGTGGACAACTGCGGCTCACGTTTGTTGTGCTCCAACATGCTGATGTAGCGAGCGCTGCGCTTGGTCAGTTTGGCAAGACGATATTGGGTAATGCCGCGTTCCTTTCTGGCTTTTACCAATACATCACCAAACGGACAAAAGGGTCTTTCTTCCATGAAAAAGTCATACAAGAGTTACCCGAACAAAAAAGAACCGAACAATTGATGTGCTATATTTTTTATGTTAGATCCTCAGCCAAGAGAGGATACTACCATGTTTCCAGCCCTACAGCGCTTTTTCGAGGCCGCAGGATGCAGAACGCAAGTTGAATTAGCTGATTTTTTAGGGATAAAGCAGTCGTCAATTTCGGATGCAAAGAGGAGGAGAAGAATCCCCTCTGACTGGCTTCTGAAGCTGTGGCGAAAAAAAGGAGTAAATCCCGATTGGATATTGACTGGGCAGGGGCCGAAAGGCCTTCAACCTGTCGATTTAAATAATTTCCGAACTTTCTTAGTTAAAACAAATTTCTGACGAAGAGAGTGGATGATATATTTTTGCGCGGATTCAAGCGGACAATTTTTCGGCTCCTCGTTCAGTACTGGCAACGAGCTCCGGGCTTTTTCACAGAAAAATTTTAGCCGCTAAAATTTTTTCAAAATTACGAAGCATACAACCTTACACTTGTGCTGGCGAAGTAGCGCAGCATTTCAGTCCCGTCACCGGAGCCGTAAAAGGCTCCGAGCTTTTCGTTAAATTCTTCCGTGCTTTCCCGCAGAACGGTAAGCGGGTACAATCCTTCGGACAAAAGAACACCGTTCATCATGAGCGAAGCCGTCCGCTTATTGCAGTCAAAGAAAAATTGGCTTCGGGAAATGAAAAGGAAGGCGGCGATTGCCCGTTCCACGGGATTCTCCAACCGTTCACGCAAGAAGCCAAACCCCTTTTCGGCCAGCGCGGGAAGTTCACTGGCTGCGGGAGGGATATGTGAAACCCCGTGAATATGTACCTGCTTGCTCCGCAGAACACCCCATTCCAAAGCTTCTTCTTTGCCGACAAGCGCATGAAGCTGCTTGGCGAACTCTATATCAAGCTGAAAACGCCTGTTCTTTACAGAGGCAATCAGATACGTAGCCCCTTCTCCGAAGCGTTTTACCTGCATAAGCTGGTCTATATTGATGCCGCCCACCGCCTGTCCTTGCAGGATGGTTTCCGTCTGGGGCAACGTGGACGGATTGTTCTCAAAAACCCCTAAAGAGTTCCAGATAATCCCCGCCATGTTTTTTTGAAACACGAAAAGAGCCTCGCCCGGCTTGTCTTCACGCGGCAAGGAAATTACGGTCGGCTCCCATGAGAAGCCAAGGGGTGAGGTGAAAAGCAGTCTGTCCAT